CGCCACCGCCAGCTCCACCCTCAGGAGGCGCGCCAGCTTGAGCACCAGCAAGAGAACCAGCTTCACGCCAATCAGGACCGGCATTTGTAATCTGATCCAACTCCCACATAAACTCCCTATCTTTGCGTAAGAACTCTCTATTAGCCATTATGTCAGAATCTGTCCATCCAAGATAACGCTTCTGAGCATATGTTTTAGATACGAAGTCACTCTGTGTAATGTTATTAAAGTTTTCAGCTTTGAGCTGAAACTTTTGATTCTCTCTAAGCTCGTAGAAATTCGTTGGAACGTTAAATCGTAAATCGAGATGAGAGTCTTTAAGTCTCATTTCTGTATAAATACCCTTTAGCTTGAGGTGAGTAATAAACCCATTTTTCAGGCCAGTTGCAAAGCGCTGCTGCTGTCTAATAACAAATCTTGCAAACTTAAGTTCTTCTCTAAGAATGTCTGCACCGTCTTTGTAAGGATCATCAGGGTTAAGACGTGAAGCTGGTACCTTCAGAGACTTGTATAGCTTCTTAACAAAGTACATTAAGTCTGTTAATTCGCCGAGATTTGCGCCGCCAGCTAATTGAGTTACTGAAGTGCCCTCACTACCTGCTCTTTTAGCGAACCAAAAACTATCAAGCATTGATTGTGGGTTAAACTTTTGAACAGTTGCTCCCTGGTCAGCATCATATGTCCGCTTTGACCAATAGGATGTCATTAGCTTACGTAGGTAGGCTTCTGCCTTTGGAGGAGCCATGTTACCGACGTCGACATTGAATACAAGACGTTCAGGTGCACGAACTAAGCGATAGATTACAATTGCATCCTCAATTAAGCTTAACTGCCTATAAGCACGGCGAGCATTCTCGATAAACGGCAGACGGAGATTTTTATTCTCATTCCAGATACCAGAATTAATATACGTTACCTGGTTAACATCCATTGGAATTAATTCTGTCTTTGCCACCTTACCAGGATTCTTTGCATCGTAAATCGGCTTACGAAGTAAATAGCCCTTTACGATCATGTTCTGAACGTTCTCAAATACAGGATCAATTACGTCAGATGGGATCGTTATAACACCAAGAATACCCTCCTGTGGATGCTTCTTATGTATAATATGCTCCCAATAAATTTCAGCGTCTACAAGAAGCTGTCTTACAAACTCCCAGCCTTTTTGTTCTAGCTCAAAATAGCCAATATACTTTTGAAATTCTTTTCTGACTTTTGCCATTTGTGTTTCAGATAGACCTGAATCAACAAACGAAAGCTTAACGATATCTCCGTTATCGTCTTTATTAATAAATTCATCACATATTTCATCAAGAGCATCTGCAACCTCGGAATATGCTGCCATGACGCGATAATCCATGAGCCTTCTTCCCTTATCAGGTTGAATATTGGCATACATGAACTCATGATAATCTTTATTCTGTAAAATATTGGCATACTGATCATCCGTCATGGAGATCGATGACGACACCGACTGTCTTGTTAATGCACCGATTCTATCAGTGCCTTTACCATAGAATACTTCGTATTTTGGATTTAAACTATTGATCTTATCATTAGGATCATAAGACTGATATGGCAGCTTAGAAGATACATACTTCATCAACTCTCTACCGAATGTGCTCTCTCTATTTGATTCAACCATAAGTCAGTACGATTACTTAATGCGTATTTAGTAAATTACCATTATAAAAAGGTATTTGTATTGGCATTATCAGTTGTATATATTACAGAATGTGTAATTTGCGGGTAGCCGTTAATTTCTAATGTTTCAATGTCAGTCACTAAACCAGCACTTAGCGGATATGTAAATGTCTCCGCTGACAACTCGCTTACAGATGTGAGCAGTCTCGTATTATGGAAGTTTTCTTCAACATAAAATATATTACCTACTGGGTTTCTTAAAGCCGGGAAAAGCCATCCTTTAATAGTAAAGGACGTATCACCAATAATTTTATATTTGTCTGTTGCTGCAATATCAGTTGGATAGGTTAGATTAACCGACCCGCTCCATAATACTTCGCTACGAATTTCTTGTGGGACAGCTGGACCAGCAGGTGCTAGATCGAGAGGAACCTTCCAGGAAAGTATGATATATGGATTGTTGTATGGTATAAAGTTAGATAATATTTGATCCATGTCGGATTGAAATTTAGACATGATCGACATATTAACAGCAATATTAACAGGAACAGGAGATCTATAATGCGTTGCTGTCGGGTAATTATCAGTATCACTTGTACCGTTAGCAAAATAATACCCGTTTATTTTATTGAAAACTCTGCTTTCATCTCTACTAACACTTGCAATACTAATAGAAACAACCGGTAGTGTTATGTTTTGCGCTAAATTAACAAGATCATACATTACACGCTGCTTAGGAGCATATACATAACGCACCTGTACTTTATTTTGCGCTACCCGGTTTTTATCGTATCTATTAATGATGATATCATCAAACGCCGTTACAAATTGGGTTATTAAGTCCTTAACCTCCCAGTGATAAGTTTGATTTTTCATTATTACACAAGTATTTATTTAATGTATACGATCTATAAAATGTTTTGGTAACTTACCCTTTGCGCGATGAACTACATTTATAAACGTCCCGTCCAAGATATACGTAGATGAAAAGTCATCTTTACTTCGTGTTGCGCGACCCGATGCCTGTACCATCGCATTAAGCATCTTATTCTCATACCACTCAGCATCTTGCTCAAATAGCTTCTTGATACGCTTTGATGAAAGCGGCAAGAATGGCAATTTTACAATAATTTGAAATCTCGCCAAATTATCTTTTAAATCAATACCATATGCTAAAGAGGGAGAAACGAGAATAGTCGGCTCCGTGCTATTGCTATGTAGTTTAAGAATATCTTCATTACTAGAGTCAGTATCTCTACATAGTAGTCTACTATTTTTTCTTAGCCTATCTTTTACAAATGATGTGATGTCATTTGAATGTGTATGAATAATACCTTTATCGTCTTTATGGTGCTCAATAATTAGTCTGATTTGTTCACAAACATCAGGAAGAACATTCTTAAGATTTTTGTAATTCAATTTATGCTTTGCGGAAATATAGATTGGCGACTTATTAGGATCAAATGTACTCTCTACTTCAATATATTCGTAATCCTTAATACCTAAGGACTTTGCAAAATGCTTATGATCAATAATCGTTGCAGACATTAATACGACTTTATCCCCGTAGTCAAAAATATACTTCGATAACGTATTTGCTTTTAACGGTGTAAAACTGACTCTCTTCGCATCGATATCAATAATATACTCACACTCACTCCAGTGTGAGACAATCACTGTTAATGACCGATGTAAGTTCTTTAAAAACTGATATTTTATTTTCTCTGCTTGTGAAAATAAGTTTTGCTTTTTAGAATTATTACTATTTGCAAATTTATTAATTTCATCCATTACTGGCTCCAGCAAATTGTTTATCCAAATTAGCGCGCGCTCTCTGCTATCTGTCACAAGTACCTCATGTGGGATACCATAAAAAGTCAATCTGTCATATGCTATATCTGCCGAGTACTGTCTAATAATTTCATCCTCGAGCTCTGAAGCCTCATCGCATATCAAAAAATTCTTACGTTTAATATGCCCAGGTAGAGATAAAAACATCTTATAATTTAACACAGCAAACTGTGAAAGTAGCGCTTCATTTCTTGCACTATAATACGGGCATCTATTATCTAACCAACATTGATCACGTAACGATGGAGCAAATGTACACGGAGCTAATTCTACATCGTAGTTCTTATCAACATCGCACTGATAATTAGTCTTTCCTTTTAGTACATCAGTTTCTTTAAACAGGTCAAGATATTGATCCTGTAACGACTTTGTAATAGTAAGAGCAAAGGCTCCTGAAGAAGCTTCGTCACTACACTCGCGTTCGTATGTGTAATTACCTTCAAAATCCATTCTATACGCATCATAGCTGCGGATAAGTTGCGTATACTCAGCACTCGGTGTCGTGCTTAGATTAGCTAATGTACGGGCTATAAAACTCTTGCCTGATCCTGTTGGTGCACAACATATAACAAATTTTTTACCGCCCTTAAAAGCATGCTCAATTTTATTTAAAAGATTTGTCTGTAAGCTGCTCGGCTCATAGCCGTCAGGGAAGTGTGAGAGATAGTTTGATAGCACACGCTGAGTATAGCTGCTTATACGTAAGATACAATAACCTTTTTATTAAAAAATTTTGATGTTTTTGAAAGTTTTACTTTATTGACTTGTTCTCTTATTCCTGCGCTTGATAAGCAAAATGAATCGAGTGTGTAATCGAATTCTAAGTTTTTGTCACTTGCCGTGATATGAAACGGGTAAGGTAGTTCATATATTGTTTTCTTATTACTCTTTTCAATACTCAGTAATGTGAATACGCAAAAAAAGTCTTTGATGCAAAAGAGCTGCAAAGTTCCTTGTTTGACGGTTTTATCGTCCACAGTAAAATTAACCTGTGTAAGTAAAAACGGCTTAATTATTTGTTCAATTTCTTCGATCGATGTCATGAGTTCATAAAGGCTATTTTCTGTGGTGCAGAAAGCCCAGCTAGCTTTTGATTAAAGTATGTCCAAAAAGTCTTGTTAGCAGGTATTGCTTGAATTAAGTCGCATGCAATCATATTAATACAACGATAATCTTGCATAAAAATATCCCATGTAATAACAAGATTTTTACTCGTGGGGTCAAATTTTGGCATATTAATAGCTCTTTTATAATTCAAAGCTAATCTACCTTCAGCGCTATTAAGCAAAGAAAGAGAGTTTGTGCAAAGCATTCTCCTTGTGGGAGCTGCGCCTGCCTTTAAGCGTCTTCGATTAAACTTAATTTCGACGACGTTGTTTAGCAGTAGACTTTTTATTGTGGGAAGCGAGGCTTTCATTATCGTCAGCTCTTAATGAGCAGATACCGAAAAGGCGTTGCTCATTTAAGAAGATTCCTTTCTCGAGAGTACCGTACCCGTCGATATCCATATTAGATACTGGTATACCTAGGTTATTAGGAAAGCAAACATAGTCGTCGACCTTTGCATACTTAACATTAGGACCAGCTAAAATTACTTTACCAATACGCCATGCCTTTGTATCTGTATTAATTGGCACGTGAAGACCGTTGCGGACAATACTAGAGCCATCAGTTGTTTCATCGACAAACGTACAGAGTAAAATATCATCGAGAACCTGCTTAAGATTATATCCGTAAAATACAGAATTAAAAGAATTTTTTGGTAATGTGGAAAAGTCAATTAGGCTTTTTGGAACTGGTCCAAGCATGTCAATATCTAGTGTCATATTATGATTTAGTACTTAACTCGTTAAATGCAATGTACTGTTTTATTTCGCGTTCTGATATTTCAAAATTATTTGCAAGTAATTTAATATCAGTATTTTCGTCTTTCTTTTCTTCTTTAATTTTTTTAATATAAGCAATCCGTCTTGATGGTACCTTTGGCATTACTGCAAGAAAAAGGCTGTACAAATCTCTTTTGTTATCAAAAACACTAAGATACTTGTTAAGTACATTACTGCATTGTGCAACGGCAGGAGAGTACATACTAGTCCATCTATTAAGCATGAAGGGAGCAAAATCACTTTCCTCATCTACAGATGTTAGGCATGTCTTCTGCTTGGTGTGTAGAACACTCGATATAAAATCAAATATTGTCACTTAGCAAATAACTTTTGACGTTGCAATAAAGATATCATCATTCATTGCATAAAAAAGACCGACAATATCCTGCATAAATCCTGTCGCTTGCTCATCCGTTAAATTAGTTGAAAATGCAAACGCCGGTGCCTTTTTACCTGCAGTAATGTTAATAGCGGTGTGTCCAAGCGCGACATTATTCTTTGAATAGGTAATGCTTACACTACACTTACCAGACATCTGTACTACACCTCCTTGGTTATGTTCCTTATGTACCATCAGATCATCTCCGTCGACTTCAATGGGCGCTTT